TGGAAAAGCTACATCTCTCGGTACTAACTTGTAAACAAGTTTTCCTGCTGCAGAGAAAATTTGAAAGTGTAAAACCACATATAAATATGGAAACCGGAAAACAAATTCGAAGCAGTTTGTTAAGCCCCTAGTGGCTCGACGATTTTAGACTAGGCACCGCCCATAAAGGCCGGAGGGTTATTTTTCATACCGTGTTACTCACGCACGGATCTCGTTTAATAACCAAACGGAACAGCGCTCGGAGATCCCATTACATCCATTTAGGAAACCTGGCTTTCTAGGGCTAGGGCTAAACTTATCTCATAGGATTTTAAGGAGTTAAACTGGCGTTCTCGCAAAGGCCGCGTGTCTCCAGAGATTCGTTGAGACTAACGTCTGGGTTACCGTAAGGCAAGGCTATTATAACGTCCTTGGGTCGGGCACTACCAGATCGCGCTCTTGACGTGAGACTTTAATTAGGCGTCTCATGACCTGAAATTGAAGTGACCGTAGGTAGGGGTTTTAAAGATATTATCCCCACAAAAGAAAGGAAAAGAAAACATAAACAAAAACGTTTGCATAAAACATAAAATAAAATAAAATTGTTTTCCCAACTGCATACTATTGAGGTAGCATGAACAGGTTCACTGGTACTGGCGCGTACAAAGTCAGAAATTCAGATGCTGCGGCATGACTAGGCCGACTAGCTGTGTCCATCAACAGGTTCATTGGGAAGGAATAAAATAAAGAAGAAGATGGAAGCTCGATTGCGGGAAGCCACGAGCTAGGCCAGGTTGCCCGTGAAGCGGACAGCTTATTGAAGATTGAGCCTTCTCCCACCACGAATGGTGGGCGACTTGTTCCCATTGGTTTATTTGCAAAAGCATTAGGCCAACAGCAAGCTCAGAACAGTCAGAGCGCGTGTTTTATAAAAACACGCAAAATTAGTCTGCATAAGAAGACCCCTCCTCAGCCGATTTGACTGAGACGGAATCCCTTATGTTGGAAACGGCTGCTGCCCGGAAATATGATGACTGAGGCTCGCGCCTCTCTTCATCGTCAGGATCGACGATGGAAACATAAGAAGCCGGTGGTTTAGGCTGCTTCTCTTCTTTATCTTCCTCATCTTCACTGGGGTTGGCAATGAAAGAGGCCGCAAAAGCGGCGATCGAAACAAAGGGTAAAAGTGTGGCCGAAGCCACGACTCTCATGATGAGCCCTTTCTTCGACGTGTCCCCCTCCCATACATTCTTCCAAAGGCGTCTAACGCCTTTACCACCAGAGATAAAGCGGGCCTTCATCCGCTTTAGGAACCCCTCCTTAGGCAATGAAACTTTGGCAAATCGAACTTTTGCCGCGTCTCTTGCTTTGCCATAGGAGGCCTGAGCTTTCTCCTTCGTCTTGCTAGCAAACGCCTTCATGGCCGTAAAGGCCTTTTTAGGGTAGTTGGCAAGCAAATTTTTGCCCTCGCGGGCATAATTCTTTAACTGCTGAAGGGTGGAGAAAACCCTTTTAGCAGCCCCGTGGACCGCACCTTCCTTTGCAGACTCGAAAAAGTCCATCCAACTCGACACGACCTTGCCGTAGTCTTCTGGACCTGTCCACATATCATCCATTAGCATGGTCATATACCACGCCGCCGTTTCGTTCTCAGTGATGGCCCTTCGTAGGTACCGTTGGATCGGGAGTGAGCTGAAAGACTCACCCATACCCTCTGGTTTCTTCTCAGGGTTTTCTTCATAGTACTTCACCATCTCAGCTTCGAGCCGGTTGAGGGCCCCAATACCATAAGCATGTGGCTTAGGTCTTTGGGACGAGGAGCCCTCTTTTGGCTTTTCTGCTGAAGCAGTAGGTATGCCCTTACCCTTTTCGAGCGCGGAGATGCGCGGCCCATATTCTGTCTTAACGTATGCCTTGTACGAGGCATACTCATCAAGATTCTTTTGGGCTCTTGATTGCCACTTCCTCCGCGCCTCTTCTGTTTCCGCCAAAGATTTCTCTAAGGCTTTGCGGTCACGCTCACGCGTTTCCGCAACCGACGAGGCGACGACCCCCGTCAAATCCCCCGCAAGGACGAACCCGAACTTAATGGCCCCAGCTTCACAACCGGGATTAAGAACTACGGCCCGCCACAAAATACC